CTCCAGCAATAGCAGTAATCTTATTCCCAGATACACCACCAAATATGCTACCTGAAACCAGTGCGTTAAAAATGTACGAACCTGTGTCAACATAAGTTTCAGTTTCATCAATATCCGATGCGAGTTTAGTGAAGTCGTCACCAATCTCTTTTACAATATCTTTCAAAAAGTCCATCAAGCAACCATCCCGTATTGTTCACGAAGAATCTGTTTATAAGGTCCGCCAGGATTTTCCTCGCGGATTTCTTTAACAATTTTCAATTTTTGATAGAGAGAAGTATCTCCACCAAGGCGAAGAGCACTAACAATAGTGCTCAGTTCTTTATCATTGATAGGTAGATCCATTAATTCCAGCGTAGTGTTTTTAAGTATTCCAGAACGTTTTTTCTCACATCCATTAGCTCATGATAACACTTTTGATTATGAGCGCATTGGCGAAGTGCAGGGTCTGGTTTATGAACTGACTCAATAAAAATATCAAGTCCTCGATTCCATTTATCTTTTTTAGATTCCCCGTCATCGATAGTATATTGATCCTTCATAGGAAAAATGACTCCAACGTATTTGTTTTTTCCACACTCCACCCAATAGAATCGAGAATTGCTTTGAGTGGTTCTAGAAAAGCTTTCTCAAATTGTAAGTCATAATCAATATACTTGTCAAGATCTAACTCTTTAGGAAACTCTTGAATAAATGAAATGATGTTCTCATGAATAATATTTGGTTTTTTCAAGTAACAAAATTTAATTTTTTCTCCATTCTGGATAAGAGAGTATTTGTTAGTGAGTTTCTTTTGTTTAATATAATGATTGAACAAAAGAGCACCCCGTATATGTATGGGAGTTCCTTTAGTATAAATGTCAGAAGAAGACCGATACTTGACAACATCAGATGCTGAACGTGGAAATGAGATTTGCTCTGGAGGAAGTGTTTTAAATTTTTTCCGTGCATTCTCGATGAAGTCAATAACTTCATCTTCTGTTCCACTCATCATAAGTTTCAAAGCATCTTTAATCATCGTCCTACAAGGAGCAGGAGTAGAAGATTTAACAGCTTCAATACCCATCATCTTCAATTTGGGTTCTGTGTATTGAACACCTTCACTATTCCATACGTTAAGAATATACCTCTTCTTTGCAGTCCAGATACCACGGTCAGCGATATTCTCCCGCTTCATACTCATCTTTTGTTCATATGCCGATACATAGTCCGCAAGTTTCTGGTAAGATTGTTCAATGAACGGTTCAAACTTATCTTGACAGATCTTATCAAGAATCTTGACGATTGACTCTTTATCGTCAGACTTAGAAGCAAAAAATTTATCAACAAGAGGTCCAAGATTAAGATAAATCGAATCAGTATCTGATGCGACAACATAATCCTCCCCCTCTGTTTTTAAAAGAGTATTTAGATATTCATTCATTTTACCTTCGATCCAGCGGATAGAGACTTGCCCAGAAAGTGTAATTGCTTCTGCATTCGCAAGTTTGTAATATCTAAAATACTGGTTACCGATAGCGCCATAAGCAGAGTTGAGAGAAATCTTCTTAGCCATTTGGATGTTGTTGCATCTAGCAATTTCTTTCTCCAATTCTTTAGTAGGCGTTTTCTGATACTGCTGTTTAGCAGCAAGCATTTTCTTCTTAAAGATTACACGGTCTCCATACATCTTCTCCATCAACTCTGGAAGGAATCCACGAACATCCTTACGGAACATAGCACCGTTAGCACACACGGCGTTGTCCTTATACATCTCAAAGTTTATCTCCTCATTAAGTATTCGATCAACCGTAGCTGTTGGGTGCCTCTCCTCCAGGAGCGTCTCTGGAGAGATGTTGTACTGCATAATAAGGTGAGGGTACAGACTATTAAGGTCAAAAGACACAACCCAGTCATACTTTCCAGGAATCGGTTCCTTAACATATGCCCCCGCATACTTTTCGTTCTTGGACGATCGGTTCTTTGGTGGAATGACGATATCTCGTTTCTTAAGATAATTGTAGATAATGTTGTCCCACATCCGCACCTGATAGAACACATCACCATAATTCACTTTGGCATCATAGGCCATAGTGAGGGCGAGTTCAATCAGTTTCATCTTGTCTTCCAAACGGTCAACAAGTTCCACGTCAACGATGTTGTACTCAATAAACTTTTGCCAACCTTGAGTGTAGAAGTCTTTAAAAGTATCAAACTCAGAGTGGTCTAGTTTCTTTTGTCCTAGTTCCACCTCAGCTATGTAGTCCAAACGATAGGATTCTTGTGCTTTATATGTGAATTTTTTATACAGATCAAGATAGTCGAGTTGAGTCACTCCACCCACATCGCAGGTGATTTGATTTCTTCCCTTGATCACGATTTCATTCTCAGTCACAAGACCCCAAGGAGACATTCGTTTCATCAACTTCTCTCCAAGCACCCGATTGAGGCGGCGGCAGATGTAAGGAATATCATACATCTGAATATTCCATCCAGTAATCACATCGGGAACATCCACCATCCAATAGTTAATGAAGTGATTGAGCAACTCATACTCACTTGGGCAGTGGTGATAGGTTACATTCTTCTGTTTATTGTTGAATGGTTTTACACCCCAAGTAGTAATTTCTTTGGTTGTATAGTTCTGGATAGTAATAGCCAGAATCTCTTCAGAGGCAGATTCTACATCAGGGAATCCTTGCTCTGAAGAGACCTCAATATCCAAAGTGATAAGTTTGATCTGACTGATATCAAACTTGATCTCATCTTCTGGATACTTTTCTGAGATATATTGATAGATGTATCTATCATTTCCATAGATCTCAAACCCATCAACTTCATCATACTTTTTATAGAACTCACGGCAATCCCGAACGGTGCCAGGATGCACTTCTTCTACAGGATCTCCACTTAATGTCCGATACTTAGAGTCACGCTTTGATTTTACAAATAGCGTAGGAAAAAACTCATCCCTATGCTCATACCTCTTTCCATTATCAACACCACGAACCAGAAACTGATTCCCAATCAATTGGACATTAGTGTAAAATTTCATTCCTTAATCAAGTCCTCGTATTTTTCAAGCAAAGTTGGAGTGGGATCAGCAAGTGTGAGAATCTTGTCCGAACTTATCATAAATGTATCTTGCTTTGTCAATTTCAAAAGCCAAGGTTCTAAAGTCAGTGATGATTGGTTTACAATGTAAGGATTAACGAGTTTACAATCAGGTTCACCAACATCAGCACCTACTTCTTCAATCTGACTGATCAGAACTTGATTGTTCATCAGTGCTAGAAGTTTGATCATCTTCTTTTCCATATTCAAGAATGTCCTCTAAGTAAAGTTTAGTAAGTTTATCAATTGGGTCAACCATTGTAACAACCCAATCAAATGAAAGTGGTACTACAGGTTCTTTGGCAAGAGGAACCCATGGATAGAAGCGAACTTGAAATGCGTTTTTCTTTTTCTCTTCTGTCGTTTCTTCATCTTCAATTTTTGAATAGTTGCTCATCTTAACAACACATGGTTTGTTAAGAAAGTATCCAACAACCTTTTCATCCACAACCATTTCCTGAACGTCAGCAACAACGTCTTCTCCAGATTTCAGCACCAAAAGTTTGATTGTCATAGTAAGTATCTACCTCAGATTATTCTATCATTAAAAAAGGGGGGTGTCTACTGGATTTGGCCAGTTTCCCCCCGTGGCATAGCGCCGACGATATTCAGTTCTATTTAGAACCAGTCTTTGCGTTTATGGTGGTCTGGAACGATTCTACCTAGAGTAACTGTCAGAAGCCCATCCTCAAAATCAACTGATCGAACTTCCGTGTCGTCAGAGAGCGTCCATGCTCGTGTAAATGACCGTTGAGCCAAACCCTTGTGGAGATAGTTGGTATCCGTTTCTTTATCTTCTTTCTGACCTTCGATAAAGAGTTTACCATCTTGTGTGTAGACATAAACTTCTTTCTTTTTAAATCCAGCGAGTGCTAGTTCTAGTTTTGATTCTACATTATTTACCTGAACTAGATTATAAGGCGGATAATTTGATGTAGTTTCGTGAAGATGGAATAAACGATCAAAATACTCATCCATCCCAATGCTATTGCGAGTGATCTTTTCCATTAGGGTAGGAAGATCCGCAGCAGTATACCTTGTGAGGTTAGTCATTATGGTAGCTCCTTTGTAAGCGAGTTTGTGTTGTGTGGACCCTTTCGGCATCCACTACTAATTATACAAGATACGAAAAAAAGAGGTAGGGTAAATCCCGTACCTCTTTATAGGGTGTTCCGACTTGTAGAGTGCCGCACGAATGGCACACTACTATTTATTCTGCTTCTTGAGTTTTTCCCTTCTTACCGATGTTGTACTTCTGTTCCAACACCCAGTCAGACTTATCCTTATACGCAAGAACCTTAATTTGATTTAGAGGAGCAATATCAACAACCAATTCCTGATTGACAACACTAATTAATCCCCAATCAGCCAGAAGCCTTACAATACGATTTCTGCGCTGAACATCATTTAAAGTAAGATTTGCATGTTTGCCATCAAGGGCAAACAGTTCCTTAAAGTGAACAATATAATATCTTCCCTGCTTGTGCAAGATATGGCACGATTGATAGAGTTTCTTTTCTTTCCTTGATGCTACTCCAATACGTGTCAGAGTTTCACGGACTTTTAGGAAGTCATCAGGTTCATTAAGAAGCACCTCCACCATCTGGTTCTGAGACCATTCAACCGTAGGTTCTACCGTAGTAGTCATTTTGTTCCTCCAACGTCAAGTCGTTTTTTAATAAAGTTGATTTGTTCTTGTGTAAGAATTTTCAGAGCTTGAGATGCCTTCTCGTTACTATAACCATAGTATTGTTTGACACATTCTAAATCCTGGACTTTATCCTTTCGGAGCCAAGGAGAGAATCTCTTCTTTTTCCTGAGACTATTTAGATAAAATGAATATTGCATATCCTTGTCTAAGAAATGATACCTATTCATTTCATTGGTAAAAAGAATACAATCAAGGTGTCCAGAGAGACATCGATTGATGATATAAGGAGGATATTCCTTTGAATGTTCACTTAAATCTTCTTTTGTGAAGTTAATTGAGTTGAGCCAGTCTTTGAGTTCCATTATCTAATAATCTGAATGTCATCATCTTCCGTCCAGAGTTCAACCTTAGTTCTGAACCTATCTTCTTGCTTTAGTTTCTCATATCTCTTAGTTGCTTTCTTCTTCCACCAAGAAATAATATTCTCCAGGTAAAACTTGTCCCAGTTAGGACCACGAAGAAGTTCATCCTGCTCACCAAGAATTACTTCACGGACATTTGAATAACCATATTCTGAGATATAAGACCTCTTCTTTTGGGTGAGTCCGAATGCCATGGTTATAACATCATTAAACTCCTTTAGTTTGTCTCGATCGTGAAGAGAATTCTTAATGATAGAAATCATCTTATTCTGCCTCTTCATCTTCTTGGAAGATGCCTTACTGTCAGTCAAAGGCGTATTATTATTCAACAGAGTAAAACGGTCATGAAGTCTATGAAAGACCTCATCGTGGAGAAGAGGGAGGAACTTACTTTCAGTCAAACCCTTGTATCGCATGAAGGGTTTGAGGCCATCGTATTGTGAGGCATCGGTAGTAGACCCGTAGAGAGATGTTGTCTCAAAGAGAGCAATGTCCTTCTCAAATACTTGATTGAGTGTCTCACGGGCATAGTGGGAGCAGCACAGGAGTGCCAATAGTTTACCGCCAAGATAGTTGTATCCAAAAGGTTGAGATGGCACAATCACAAATCCCATCGCAGCATGGCGATTAAAGATAGAAAGGTTAGGTGCTTTACCCAACCACAGATTTCTTGGTTTTGAATTAATCGTAGGAGAACCGAAGCGGATGAAACCAAGAACCTTTTGAGTTCTCTTTTCAAACACCATCCAACGAAGTTCTCTACCAGGAATATTACTTTCGTTATTATGAGAAGATACAGCCCTCAGAAGATTTACATAATGCTCCTGAGGAACTGCTTGTTGAAAACGTGCTCCAACAAACTTGATATCAAATTCCATCTCTTCTGGATGAATGTCTTCATTAAAGAACTCGTCCTGAAGAGGTATGAGTTGATTTGTCTGATCGATGACTTCTTTTTTCACATAACGAAGATAATCCTCAATAGAGGAAAAGTTCTTAAAATAATCAATAAATTCATTTGCTGCCCATACAGCGTCATCTTCAGATACTATCATCACACAATCAGTTTCTTACTAGGAGTTTGAATTGTAGAGAACATTTGCTGATATTGATCTGCAATATCTTCCTGGGGTTCATTTACATAAACAACATACTTTTTAGTAACCTCAAGTTCAACATCCTTTCCCTTCAAGAGGGGAGACCAAGGAGCAAACCCCATCTGACCATTACCAGCAGGAATGGCTACAATAGGATTACAGATTACGATTGCGTCTTCTTTATCATCAACTAGGTCGGCAACAACATCTTCACCAGACCACATACGAATCAGTTTTACATTCATTTTTTCAATTCCTCAACTAAACCATAAACTAACATATTAACACTATTTGCCATAACGCGATACCCAGTACCGACATAGATTTGGCCAAGAACAACAGATACTGTAGCAATTCCCCAGAAAGTGTAGTACCACTTCGACTTAACTTGATGCTGCTTTTCTTTCTTCATTGTAAGTAATAATAAAACGTTCTTCGGATCGACCAGTAGAATCAACTACTATTTGATGCTGAATAGTTCCACCTAACAATTTTGTAGCATCCCTGAGATTATTAAGAGCTACAATTTTATCAGTCTGTTCTTTTGTAATTTTGAAACTCATTTAAGTCACCACTAACGGAACTCGCATTCAACCATAAGTTCAGTCAGGCAAGCGAGCATGTTTATTTCTTGATCTGCCACGAATGCCATTTGATACTGATATTTAGCAAGAGTAAGAACAGCGGCAGGAATACTATTAGGGACCAAGGAATCATAACAAGCATCGTAAATGCGACGCAGAAGTACAGAAGTATCATTGTCCAAATTATTGACGACCCACTTACGTACTTCAGGAAAGTCTTTCTCCTTAAGTTTTTTAACCAAGTCATTTACTTTTACATCACTGAAAGTTGCAAGAATGCCAGTATTGATTTCTCCTCCCGACGAATAGCGTTGGCACTCATTAAGGACTCGTCGCCAATCGGGGAAATGTTTGTTAATAAGTTCGAGAAGGACTTTGTTGTCGTATTTGACATTTTCTGCCTGTAGGATTTCTTGAAGGCGTCCATAAAAACCTGCAGCCAACTGCGCCTTTTCCTTCCCCTTGATTGAGAAGTCAATGACTGCACATCGGGAGTGGAGGGGTTCGATGATTTTGTTCTTGAAGTTACAGGTGAAGATGAATCGGCAGTTGCCACTAAACTCCTCAGTAAACGCCCGTAGGAGGAGTTGTACATCATTGGTTGTGTTATCTGCCTCATCAATGATGATGACTTTGTGTTTAGCAGACGACGCAAGTGATACGGTCGAAGCGAAGTTCTTCGCAGTGTTTCGGACAGTATCAAGGAATCTACCTTCGTCGGATCCATTGATGACATATACATCTACTCCCAGTTCGTTACATAATGCTTTTGCTACTGTGGTTTTACCACATCCTGCGGGCCCAGCCAGAAGTAAATTAGGTACTTCACCTTTATGTAGGAAATCTTGAAATGTTTTTTTTGTTGCATCAGGAAGAATACAATCTTCAATAGTTTTGGGTCGATACTTTTCAACCCAGAGAAATTCATCACGACTCATAATAATTAGACCCAATCAGGTTTACGTTCAGGCATACGGAGATAGTTATCAGCAACCCAAGGTTTGGATGCGATATACATCTTGTATGCGTCAAAAGTTGAGATACTAGTATCCAACTTATATTCATCAGGCATCGCTCTTGCGAAAGGAGTTACTTGATCTACTTTACCTTTAGGAAAAAGATAATAAGCATCTACAAGCGTCTTGTAACAAGAGTGAGTCTTATCATACCTCAACATGTACTCATCGCACAAGTTTAAACCATGTTTGATAAGCCAATAGGCATTATTAATGTGTTCCATTGCCCACTTAGTGCAAGGATGATTGCGGAATGCTCCTTTCTCAGTCTTATAGGGCGTATTATCTGTTTTGTAAAGATATCCATATCCATGACCCCACTTTTTAGATGCCACAATAGAAAGCATTTGACAGCACTCTAAGGGCATCTTAACGACGTGTTTGTCAGGGAGACAAACAGCACTTTCAGCGGGCCATGGAGAAGTAACAAAGATGTTCATCAACCAAAGGTAGAATCAGGTTCCAGAGCAATATAATAGGTCAAATCATGGTTTTTGGATTGGAATCGTGACAAAAGTTTTTGTGACACAACCACCTCATAGGTTCCAGGAAGAATCTTGATATTCTCAACTTTAAAGTTGAAACAAAACTCATCGGTGGTTTCGCCAACGACTTCTTCGTGAGTGTTGGAAGTCTCGTTCTTCTTATCATGAACAACCAGTTTCACAACACCAGCTTCACCAATAACAGAAAGATCGGGAACCTGATAGATTGCTGCTGCTTTCATCAGAGTTGCCAGTTGTTGGGTATCCAACTCAAAGCAGACATCTTCGGAAGGAAGTTTAATAGACTTCTCAGGAGGACTGACAATCACACTAGGATCGGCAAAGAAGAATTGAGTTCGTTTCGATCCAGAACGAATAACAAGTTTTTCGTTGTTGGTAAAATCTAGTTCTGGATTGACATGAAGAGTCGAAACAGCATTAAGAAAAGTATTCAGATCATAGATACCAAAGTCTTTAGGGAATTCTTCGGGAATCTTTGCTTCTGCAAGAATGTTCTTCATTACAGAGATCGTGCGAATACAATCACCTTCCTTAATCAAGATAGATTGATTGATAGAAGAAAAGTTCTTCAGGACGGAGATAGTTTTATCAGAAAGTTTCATAGCAGATAGAGTTTTCATCACTGAGGGTAGGTTTCACGCTGTGCGTTCTTGTCATTGAAGTGCATCAGAAGAACAGCATAGTGCAAAATCTTCATAATGTCACGTCGTGCGGTGCCTTTCTTATCATAACGAGAGGCATACTTGAGGATATTACTGCGGCAGAAGGATTCACCATCACCACAAGCTTCAATCAAATCAAGTGTTTGAATCTTATCATCACCAGCAGAATAATGCTGACTGTATGTTGCAGAAATATAGTCAGTCAGTTCTTTGAGGATACGATCCTCACTGTACTTGTAACGTCGGTCAGTTTTTTCAGGCATCACCAAATTCATGTGAAAGTCGTTTTTATAATCAAATGAGATAGTATCTTCACCAGATCCACCAAAAATATAATCGGAAGAAACTGGTGCAGCTGCATGAACATCACTACTAAAGATAATAGTATCTCCTAAAGTTGTTGCGTAGGGGTTTCCAATAAACTCCACACCATCATCGTGCCAGAAGGCCTGATTGGGATTGTCTGGATGATACCTACCTTCGGTATTTTTACCTTCATAGTAGGGTTCTTTCTGGAAAGAAATGTGGTCTTCTCCCATTCCACCAGGGATTCCACCACCAATTGTAGTAATAGAATCGTTATCATTAGGCATGTTCAATTCCTCATAAAATAAAGATGTAGTTTGTTGATATTCTATCAGAAAGGAGTGTCTTGGTCAATTGGGAATTTTTCACCCGTGGCAGTCAGATCAAAATCAACATCGACTTTATCATAAAGTTCAAGGAATGCTTGTTTAGTTTCATCATCGAAACGATTCAAGCAAACTTGAACTGCTTTTGACTTATCATCAAAGATATTATACGCCTTGACGATATGGACAAGACGACGGGTGCTGATGATTTCATCAATACCACCATCGTAGAAGGTTTTGCGAATGATATCAGCCCAATCAGACAAACGCTTGCAGAATTCAGAATCATCACACAAGCCACTCAAAATTTTCTGCTCAGTTGCGGGAGTAGGATACTCTTGCTCAAGAGTAACAGGGAAACGCTCAAGGAATGCTTCGTTAAGAACGTTGGTTCCGATGAAGCGACCATCATCGCTACCCTTTCCCTTGGTGTTTGCGGTTGCAAAGATTTGGAAACCATCGACAGGTTTAACAAACTTACCAATCTTCTTCAAGAACACACCCTTGCCTTCAAGGATGGACTGGAGGCATAGAATTTTGTTGGAAGCAAGGTCAATTTCATCGAGTAGCAGGATTGCTCCTCGTTCGAGTGCTTCAACGACAGGTCCGTTATGCCAAACAGTTGCCCCATCGACAAGACGGAAACCGCCAATCAAATCATCCTCATCAGTCTCAATAGTAATGTTTACCCGAATCAGTTCACGTCCAAGTTGGGCGCAGGCTTGTTCAACCGAGAACGTTTTGCCATTACCCGAAAGACCCGTAATGAACGTTGGATAGAAAAGACGGGACTGGATAATCTTGCGAATGTCGCCAAAATTACCAAACTTGACGAAGGTATCATCTTTTTCAGGAATGAGATTTTGCTCAACGGCAGGAAGTGCGGCAGGTGCTTTTACAACCTGCTCAAGTTGCTCTCGTGCCTCTTGGATGGTCAGGTTCCACTTACCACGACTAGTCTTGTAGGAATCAAGTTTCTTGGTAACAGTTTGGTAGTTAGAACCATTCATAGCACACCAGGCACGGATGTCTGCGGCAGTCACGGACTCTCCATACACTGCTTGGAGGGAAGTGCGGATGTAGTCAGCGGAGATGGTCATTGAGTCGTTTGTTTT